CTGGGCGTAGCCATTGACGAATCGCATGTTCGTCGCGGCAGACCACAGCCCTGCTTTAAGCTCGTCGGGCGTGAGGTCGAGGTTCACCCCCTGCCCGACGTCGGACAGTTGAACTATGGGCATCAGGCGCCTTCCTCTACCTCGGGCTCTGGAGGCGGGACGAAGCCGTTGTCCCATCCCCAGCCAGTCGCGCACACCCCATCAGCTTGTGCGATGTGATCCCACTGGCTTGCAATGTGCGGGATGAAATCGGGATCGGCAACAATGATTTGCTCAATGCGTCCCGCCTTTGATCAGTGCGTATTCCATGGTCGCTCCTTACTCGAACCACACAATTCGGCACCAGCCGGAGCCGCCTGCGCCGCTGGTTACTGTTGATCCACCAGTGGTGGTAGCGGCCCCGCCTCCACCGCCGCCACTATTCGCGGTGGCGTTTGTCGCTGCGACAGCTCCTGCAGCCCGAGCACCAGCGCCACCGCCATCAAAGGCGCGCATGTGCCACTCGCCATAAGTTGCTGAGCCACCACCGCCACCGGCCTTACCGTCGATACCGATGCCACCGCGAGCATCCAGGACGTATGATGTGTCCGTCGTAAAAAACCCAAGTCCTCCAGCACCGCGCCCGCCGCCTGCATTGTTGAGTGCGCTTGGCAGCGGCCCTCCAGCTCCGCCGGATGCAGTGACAAGCGATCCGATGGATGACGCAGAACCTGCATTACCGGCTGTGCTTACAGTGCCTGAGACTGCTGCGCCACCGGCACCAATAGTGACTGTCTCAGCACCAGAGAGCGTAATGACGCCTGTCTTGTACCCTCCGGCATCGCCACCACAAGACGAGTAGCTGCTGATGGCTCCGCTTCCGCCACCCCCAATCAGCTCGTAGTAGCACTGCCCGCCATTCGCCAGCAGCGCCGCCGAAGGAGTGAACGTGCCAGAGGATGTAAATTCCTGGTAGCGCAGCTTGCCGCCGCCGCTTGAGAGAAAGTCGCTCAGATTGCTCATGGATTGACCTCAGAACAGCACCCAGCCGCGCGTGGCGTCTGCGTAAACGAGGGAAAAAGGCTGCTGTGCCACGTCCAGCGTCATGTTTTCCGCAAGGCCCATGATTTTGGAGCCGTTGCGATCAATGACGCAGGTCGTCGCCCCCGATCTGTTGGAGACATGCACCACGTCACCAGACGCAGGGGTTGCAGGCAGCGTGAGGGTCAGGCTTGCCGTGAGCGTGTAGAAACCACCGTTGACGGCGTTGGTGTTGGTGCTGATGAGTGTCGGCGTGCCATAGATGTTCGACCAGCTAGCGTTCGTCCCATCGGTCGTGACGAACTTTCCGCCGTTGCCGGTCTGCCCAGGCAGGGCGGCATTGAAAGCCGTTGCAGAAACAAACGCAGTGCTCGCGGCCTTTGTCGTTGCGTCGCCTGCTGCCTGGGTGGGCACCGTCAGGGCGGCAGCAGTGAAATCGTGCGTGCCGGTGTAGGCCGCGCCAGATTTGGACGCCTTGCCGGTGTCCAGCGTGTTGAGCTGGGTTTGCACGGCAGACGTGACGCCAACGAGGTAATTGACCTCTGCCGCAGTCGCCGAAATGGCATTGGTGCCGAAGTTCGGGAACTGTGTTTTCAGCACCGTTTTGACCAGGCGCAAATGGTTGTCGCCTTCGCTCTTGGGGTCGCCTGCAGCCGGGTATGTCGGGTCTAGCTGGCTGATGTAGCTTGCGGTTTCGACTGTCATCAATACCCCCGGTAGATGTTGAACCGACGGCGCCCCATGTGACCAAGTTCAGTCGTCATTGGCGTGTATTTCTGATTGCTTGTTTCTTGGTTCGAGGCCCGCGCAATGGCATCGCGGAACTTCGCATCCCACTTCACGGTGTTCTGGTCGTCGTGCGTGTAGTCGCCCGCTTCATAGAGAGCGCCAAACAGGTACGCATCTGGGTAGTTCGCCAGAAGATCGTTTGTGGGGTTGGCGTTGGACAGCTCAAACGCCTGCAGGTAACGAAACTTGATCGGATATGTGAGCAGCGCTGGAGCTTGAAATCTCACGTTGCCTGCATCGATTGCCCAATACAGCGGGCGGCATGGCGTTGTGGTGTATGGCAGCGTCTGAGGCAATGCCTGGGTGAGCTTTTCGCGTGGGTTGATGTCGTCCAGCCACAGGGCAACCGGACTTTTGAAATCCGCTGGCAATGCCACCGTGTCGCTGTTCTGCGTTACCGTCAGATCAGCCGTAACCTCCAGATCATTCAAGTCCAGCAGCGACTTGATGCGCACTTCTGCCAGCCGGATGAAGTCAGGGATATTGGCCGTAAGGTCGGAGCGCTTGAGCCAATTGGCAACTGCTGTTTGCAGCTCGGAATAGGTGGTAATGCTCATTCCTGGGCCTTGGGCGGTCTCCCGCGTCGCTTGGGTTCTTGCGGTTTTTCTTTGGACTCGCCAATGCTCAGAAAGCCATCAGCGCGGGCCTGTGCTTCTTGGCTCGGGCCGTCCACAAGGCGAAATTCACCAAGCGCGTCACCGTCCTTGAAAAGCCCCTTGGGGTACTCTTGAAACATGGATGAATCCAAAGAAAAACGCCCCCGAAGGGGCGCTGTGCTTAGTTGCTGAGGATGCGGCAGGCAAGCTCAGGACGGATGGTCTTGTAGCCGTACAGCACATCCAGACGACAGGGGAACTTGTCGTTGTTGATGTCGTACTGGCGCACGATCCGCATGGAGATGCCATCGAGCACTTGGCGCGAAGCGAAGTCCACGCCCTGGGGCATGACCAGATCAGCGGTGGCAAACGCGAATGCGTCCTTGTGGAACGCCAGGGATGGCTTGTAGATGGCCGATGCGCCGCCGATCTTCGCCACAGCAACACCGTTTGCAATGCCAGCGGCAACCACGTTCTGGCTACCGCCAGAGGTGTAGATGGCCGGTGCAAAGCTCAGGCTGCCAGCGCCGCCAGCGTAGTCAGCCGTCACCACGAACGGCTGCAGGACGCCGGTATCCGCCTTGGTCTCGGGGTGCACTCGGTTGCAGCCCACGAAGGTGATGACGTCGCCCTTCTTGAAGCTGGTTGCGCCAGCTGCCAGGGTGACAGCGGTAGAGCCGTTGGTGGTCACTGCACCGTTGACGGTGTAACCCGTAGCGGCTGCAGCGGTGCCGGTCGTCTTGTTGGCGATCAGGGTGTTTTCGTAGAAGTCGAAGCCACCCGTGCGACCCATCGAGCCCTCGCGGTACTGTTCCTTGATCGCTGCGGAGTCCTGGAACAGGCCCTTGAGACCGTCCACCAGATCCACGTTGTCCTGCGTGTTCAGCAGAATGGAGCGGTTGTTGTCCATGGGCGCCAGAGCGTCGTTCAGCACCTTGCGCGAGGACATGAGCTTGCCGAAGGTGATGGCCGAGCCGATGTTGTTCACGTTCTGGTAAACGTCGAGCATCATCGACAGCGCATCGGCCTCGATGTTGGCAGCCAGCACCGACATGGCAGGATCGAGAATGCGCTTGGAGAAGTCATCCAGGCTCAGGGTGAGGTCAACCGAAGTGAAGTTCAGGTCAACGCCCTTTTGCGTGGCGACTTGCAGGGTCGTGCTGATTTCGCTGGTGTCCTGTGCGCTCAGGGTCGCGCCGGTGCGAACCGTGTATTGGTTCGGCAGGCGAATCTTGAGCGAATCACCAATCTTTGCACCGGACTTGGCAAACGAGTCGTCATAGTCTCGCTTGATGTTGCCGACGAAGTTCAGCTTTTGGTGGAGGATGCGCAGCGCCTCGCGGGTCACTGCGGTGGGGGTAAGAATGCTGTTTGGCATGTTGGTTCCTGGCGCCTCTCGGCGTTAAGGGTTGAAAGAAGGTCTTATTTGCGAGACCTGATTTGCGAGTTGCGCCACTTCACCCACTGCTCCGGGGAGAGCTTATCCGGGTCAACAGATGCGCTTGCCTTGCTCGCGCTGCTGACGCGAGTGACTGGCTTCTCTTGCACTACCGGCTTGCGAGTGGTGGCTTTCTTCTTGGCTTCTGCCGTCTGGTAGAGCTGATACAGATCGATCACGAAGCGCGGATTGGTCACGTTCGCTAGAACGCTGTCCGGGTATCCACGCGACTTGCCAAACTCCATCAGCTTGGATGCCAGATCGGCGTTCCAGCCAGGAATCTCGCGCTGCAGGACTTGCCTGCCTTCCTCCAGTTGCCGTGCAGCCTGTTGCTGTTGCACCTGTTGGAAATGCTGGTGTCGTTGCGCGAGCGCATTTGCAGCCTGTCCGCGTTGGGATTGCAGGTTCTGCAACTGCAACATGAGCCGCTGGGCCTGAACGGGGTCAGACTCGCTCAACTGCATCAGATTGATCTGGCTCAGTTGGGCAAGCTGCCGATCCATTGCGCGGATGTCCGCAACAATGTCCAGGTTCTGCTGCTCAAATGCGCGGGCTTGCTCAACCCGCTCGCGCTCTGCCTCTACGGCTTTGCGCTGTTCCGCCACTTCCTGAGTCTTGCGGGTGTAATCCGCTTGCATCAGGCGTTCGGCCTTGAGGCGTTCTAGGGCCTCTTTCTTCCCACGAACCTTGACCCCATCGAGGTCTTCCTCCAGCTCATCCTCCTCATCTTCGGATTGCTCGCTCTCGAGTTCCTCGGAATCGGCCTCCAAGCCAGTCAGTTCGTCGGACGCGGCGCCTGCGTCCAGTTCTTGCGCCTCGGAATCCCCGGAGGGTTGTTCCAGTTCCATTTGTGCTCCTGCGGTCGCTTCTCAGCGATGCGCTGCCCCATTCAGCCTTGCGGCATGGCCGGTGGGGGCTGTTCACCGGGCATAAAAAAACCGCCCGGAGGCGGTTGCTGTTCTGTTTGCGGCGCCTCTAGCGCCTGCCTGACTGTCTGCACGACAAGCATCTGAATGTCCTGCGGCGTCATGGCCGGAGCAGTGACCTTCATGCGGTTGGTCACGGCGTTGTATTCGTCAATCTCCAGCTTCTTGCGGTCAATGTCAGCCTGTAGCATCGCCTGTGCGTCGTGGCTCTTTTCCTGCTGCAACTGTTGCTGCAGCTGCGCAATCTGCTGGTTCAGTTGGCCGACAGCCTGCTTTGCCATCTGATCCATTTGCTGCATCTGCTGGCGCATCTGCATGACCTGTGGCGACTGGCCTTGCAACTGTGGTGGAAGCATGGCCTTGAGTCGGTCGGCAATGTCGTCCGCGCCAGGCCAATCAAGGTTCTTCACCAGCAGATCACCGGCCACTTGCATCATGGGCGGGAACATGCGGCCAAGCTCAATCATCTGGGCAGCGGCTTCTTCGCGCTTTGTCGAGAAGCTCGGGCCAGCCTCACAAGTCACATCGTATTTGCCCGTGGTGACGTCATAGATGCGCGTCAGGCCGTCAACGGTCTCTTGCGTCTTGCCAGCTTCATACGCCTGCGCCTGCGGGCTTTTGGCCTGGTCTGGCGTGAACGGCTGATTGATCGGCACGGACTCGTTGGAACCATCCTCGTGAATCACACGGATGATGCGTGGCGCGTTGTACACCTTGGGGATCAAATCGACCATCACGCGGCCCGCATGGCGAATGGCGCGGCTCAAGTTGTCGATGTAGTTGAACGTCGCCGTATCGGACTCTCTCTGGCGCTGCAAAATTGCACGGCCCGATGTTTCGTTCGATCGTGCGCCCAGCGCCGCATCGTAGATGCCCATCGTGGACTTCATGTCATCCGAAGCATTCAGCGCCTCTTGCAAGGCTCCAGCTGGTGGCCCTGCAAAAGGCTGGCGCTGCGGCATTACGGCGCCGTCATACTCAATGTACGGGTACGACACGTTGTTTGCAGTTGCCCACTTGTTGGCGTCGGTGTTGAACGCGCCCTTCGGGCCAAGGTACGGCGCTTTCGGCGCCAGTGCAACCAACTCGGTCGATGCGGTGCGCCAGTAGTTGAACATCTGCTGCGGGTCTTTGGCCCAGCGCGTCAGGCTGATCCAGTGTCGCTTACCCTCTACCATCACCTCATCGCCGTACACCGGCACGATAGGGATGTACTTGCCAGCCCATTCGTTTTCTTCCAGCACCTCAGCGCCAGAAATGATCTTCTGCTTGACCTTGTTGGTTTTGGTGTCTCGCTCTCCAACAACGGTGATCCCCTGCGCGTCCAGAATGTCCTTGATGCGCATGTACTCATTGACATACAGCACCATGCCATCCGACAGCTTCAAGAGCTTGGCTGGCACTTCCTCGCGGGTCCACCATTCAGCCACACGGACAAGCTCGTTATCGCGCCAGCCGTCAGGGAGATCGCGGTAGCTGGATTCCCAGTTGGATTTCTCAGCGCCCTTCCAGCGCTTTTCAAACTCGCTCTCGGTGTAAAGCTCGGTGATGAACGCCTTGTTCCAGTCCGACGAATCGGCAGCCGTGCTGTTCTCGTCACCGTACACCGTCAGAGGGTTGGCGATGCGGCAAATCTTGATGTCGAGGTCAAATTCATCATCACAGGCATAGTCCACATCGATGCGGAAGTAGCCAAATCCCCCCGTCACGGCATGATCCAGCGCCGTGTCGTAGGCTACATCTGCATTGGATGTGTACTCGATATTGCGGATCAGGCCGTTGAGGATTTCCGCCGTCTCACGCTTGGCGCCAGAATCGACCGGGTGAACCTTGATCGCGGGCTTGTTCTGGCGCGCATCGTTCACCACCTGGCGCAACATGGCGGGCAGGCGGTTGATCGTCAGGCAGGGGCGCCCATCAATCTCGCGCTGGCGCTTCACACCATCGGGCCACTGCTCGCCCAAGCGGGCAAAACGGACGTCATCAATCCAGGCCTTGCGATTCTCTGACTCTGCTTCTTCCGACAGCTTGAAGTGCTCAAGCGCCTCGGCAAGTGTGTCTTTGTCGCTCATCAGCCCATCCAAGAAATGATTTGTGGTGCAGCCTTTCTGGCTGCCTGCGGTTCCTCATACGCCACACACATCAGCCCGAAGCTGTCTGCGCTGTGGCTTGACCAGTCGTGCTCCGGCCCAAGGCCAATGCCGCGCTGCTCATCGCGCTTTTCGTGATACCAGCCCAGCGCATCGCGCCCGCCTTCTGTCGTCGATTCGTTGAACCAGATCGACGGGAACAGTCTGCGGGCGGCTTCTACGCGCATCTTTGCGGCGCCCTTGCCCTGATTCGGGATCACCGTGACCGTGTAGCCCGCTTCTCGCAGGAAGGAGGCGTAGGACACGTCGTTCACCTTGTCCTGCGTGTCGCCGTCATGGGGCAGCCAGATTTGTGCCTTGTCGGGCGTGTAGCCCTGCTCTCTCAGCCATCCGACATGCGTCGCCGCTGGTTGCCCAACGGCTTCGTAGTGGTTCAGCACCCGGATTTCCTTGCCGATGAACTGCGCCGCCCACATCGTGAAGGCGTCAGCCCTTGCGCCCGTCCCGCCGATGTCGCAGAAAATGCGAATGGTCATCAGCGGGTCAGCAGCCACACGACCGATGCGGCCCTGCTCCTTGGCGAGAACAAGGTCTTTGGCCCAATAGGCGCCCTCGTTCACCACCATGTAATCGCCTTCCCAGATGTGGCCGTACTGCTCTGGCCGCTCAGCCAAGTCGCGCTGCCTGTCGCGCTCCAGCTTTGCCGGGAACTTGGGGTTGTCGCTCCAGTTGATGACGCAGCCCTTTGTGTTCTTGTCCTGGCTGAAACGAAAACGGCCCTCAACCGGGGCCGTCTTTCTCTTGGGGTTCCATGTCACCCACAACTCCGCGTTCCAGTCCGATCCTTCCTCTCGGAGCGTTGGAATCAGCGTCATCCAGGCGTCATCTGTCACCGGCTCGGCCTCGTCCACCCAGCACAAAAGCAATCGGCCCTTGGACTTGATCGATGCGATGTTGCGATCCAGGCCAGCAAACGTGAAACTGATTCGCCCATCCTTCGACCGGATGAACTTTTCGCCAATCTCGTAATACGCCTTGAGGAAAGGCTCATCCTCAATGGCCCGCTTCACTTCCTCCAGGCTGGAATCCTCCAGCGAGTTCATGAACTGGCGTGCACAGAGGATGATTCCTGAGATGCCCTGCATCCCGTAGATGTAGCCACGCACCGCTGCCATCTTGGCAAAGCTGCGGGTCTTCGCAGACCCACGACCCCCGCATGCCCATCTCACATCGGCCCGACCAGCAAACACCGGCCTGAGCTTGGCGGGCAGCTCAATCCGAGCCGTCGCCATAGTCTTCAAGCCGCTCTATGAGCTTCTTGAGGAAGTCAATCGCTCTGCCTTTTTCTCCTGGCTCGCCACACAACACAATGTCTTCGACGTCGAACACTTTGCGCCGCGTGTGATCGGTGATGGTGCAATGGAATGAAGTTGGTTCATCTTCATTGAAGTCCAAGAAAAGGCTTGCATCGCTTACAGCCTCATCAAGCGCAATTCCTACCTGCTCATCTACAAAGTCAGCAACCCGCGTCCCATATTCCGCTGCGTCTTCTTCGCCGATAAACCAATTTTCATAATCACGCATGATCGCCAT